GAGATTGACCTGGATAAATAGTATATGGTTCTCCGATACCATTAGCTTCTGCAATAGAATACCAATCTACACCAAGCTTATCACCAATGGCTGAAAGACAATCTCCGCTTTCAACTTCATATGTATCATAAGATGGTTCTTCATAATTGTCTTCTGGCGTAGAACTACCATTAATAACAGAGTCATTTACCCAACCCCTACCATTTTCAATAAGATATGGATTTCTCGCACCTTTAGCAATAGCTGTAATAGTTCCATCTGTATAAAGTGGATTAAGTGGTTCTTCGGAAGCTGAAGAAGCAAAGAGTGCTGAATATGTGACATATTCGCCAATAGAATGAGCAAGACCTGTAGATTCTTCTATATCAGGCGATTCTGGTTCAGAAGTATTTTCATCATTATTTTCAACAATACAATCATCATTAATCCATCCTGTACCATCGTTAATAAGATATGGATTTCTTGCAGATGCAATGATATTAGTAATTGTGCCTTCTGTAATTGAAGGTGTTAATCCATTTTCGGAAGTAGAAGACGCATAAATTGTATGATATGACACATAATCTCCTACATGATATTTTGTTTCAATATCATCTGATTCAGAGTTATCTTCAGTTGGTTTAGATGGAATAACTGGTTCAACATTAGGTAATTCTCCATAATAATAATTCATATCAAATCTATGATGAAGTTCTGTTGTCGTCTCACCTGTTGGAACACCATTATCATCATATACAGGTGTTTCTGTATAGTATGAAATTCCCTCAATATAACCATCTGATGTATATTGCCACAACAGACAATCCATCGAAGGTTCATCTATTCCCCAATGTGCAAGCCATCTGTTAAATCCTTCAAAAGACATTAATTTACCATCGTTTAATACATTGGTAAAATAACTATAATTTGCGTAAACACCCGTTTTATATCCTGCATCCTTAACAATCTGCATGAATTCTACGCAAAAATCTGTGAGAAGTTCACCATTTTGTTCGGGAACAAGACCATGATTTCTTTTATATCCATCAGCGTCTTCCATGTCGAACCATACACCAAGAATAGGATTAAATCCCTGAATCATTCTTAATATATGTGCAGCTTCACTTCTTACTTCTTCCATATTAAGACAATAAGAATATATGTAAACACCATATGGAATGCCAAGTCTTTCACATTCAGTCATATTTCTTTCAGCTTGTTCATCATCCTGACTTAATTCATCTGATCCATAGCCAATTCTAATAATTGCACCATCTATCTGCTCTTTAATTGCGTCCCAATTAAGTACGCCATTATTACTAGATATATCTATAATTTTACGAGCCATATATTTCCTCCTTTATTTTAGACAAAATAAAAAAGAACGAGCCTAATTTAGACTCGTTCTTATTAAAGATTTTTTATATTCAGTTGTATTTGTTATACTGCTAATTGCATAGGATATAATTCCCATTTTCCATTCGGATATTTATTGACATTTTCGATTACTATATTATGTGCTTCTTCAAGAGTTCCAACATTCGTATCAATATGTATAACCTTACCACCTGTTATACATAATTCTTCACATATTAAATTATAAAATACTCTTCCCATACTCCTTATTCACCCTTTCTCAATTTTTAATACAAAATAACTCATATATATCAACATCGAGTATACGAGAAAGAACAATAGCATTAGTAAGAAGTATATCCTTTGTATTCCCATTTTCAATCTTATTAAGAGCTGCCACTGATAAACCGCTTCGTCTTGATAACTCTTGTAATGTCATATTTCTTTGGCTTCTGTAATACCATAATTTGTTTTTCATAAAGTTAATATATGTAAATTATTATTGTTCATACAGAAATTATACATTGAATTTTTTCTACTGTGGTAGAAATTTAGTCTTCTTTAATTGGCAATGACATAATCTCTGGATATAACTTATCATGATAAATATCATCGCCTCCAGCAGATTCGTATATTTTACCAAGTTCAATAAATGTTTTTAACCCAGATTTATCAATAAATCCTTTTGTTACAAATTTTTCATGTAGTCCATATAATTGTCCTCTAAGAGTAGCAACTGTTTCTTCTTTATCTTTTTGTTCTCTTTTTACAAGATTATCTTTAATATCATCTATACCTTTAGATATTTTCAAAATTTCCTGATACTGCCAATTATCGTGTTTTTCAAGCGTTTTAATACGATTTTCTATTGTCTCTTTATCTTGGTCAATACCTGTTTTTAATCTAAGTTTCTTCTTAAAATAACTAAATATTTCGATAATTTCTTTAGCTGCGAATAAGATAGCAAAGAACCCAAGAATGACTAATAAATAATCAATATGTGCAAGTTTTTCTATAGATCCCACTCATATATACCATCCCTTCTTTATTCATGTTTGACATCGTATAGGGCAGTCCCAATGAGTGAATCCAAATAATCATCGAAATCACTATTAGCTTCCTTGAGTGACTTATACACAATAGTATTAAGAGCCTGAATAGCCTTTTCCTTTGCAACAGCCTTAACTTCTGCTTGCTTTTCGGGTGTCCAATCGGCAGTACCCTTAATATCTTTAACTTCTGTCTCATATACAGACTTAACAGCCTTTTTAACTTCTGCATAAAGAATATCAGCATATTTATCAAGCTTTTTATCTTTGAGATAAGAGTATAACTTAGTCAAGATAGGTACTAATACAATTGTCCATATTGCAGATAAAAGTTCTAACCAATTTATATTCTGAAAAACTTCCTTCATAATTTATTTCCTCCTTATTTTTATTTATTCATTTGTCTTAATGTTTCTATACACCTCTTCAATACTTCACAAAACGTATTCAGTTCAGTAATCTCTTCTTTACCACTTAATGTAATTCTTATACAACTATTTATATCTCCATTAT